AAATTTGTTTTGATATTCATTAACATCAATCTTAGTAGGATCATCAATAGTATCGTTGTAATAAATTTTCTCAAACATGCTAATGGGATTCTTAACAAAGTTTAGTTTTAAACTTTCAGTGTCAAACAAATGGAATCCTCTTACATCTCCATAATCATTCCAATACATCTGGTAAGGATTACCCAGGTAATATACGTTACCATAATTAGAGCGATGGTGGAAGTGCCCAGAAAATACTTTCTTAAATTTTGAAAACACATCTGGACTCATACCGTGCTCCATTACATATCCCTTATGTGCTTCAAATCCAGAAATCTCAAGATGACCCATAGCAATCTTTGCTTCAGTATTAGCAATCTCCTCAAAGGTTTCGGTCTCATTATCGACACAGATCCAGGGAATAAAGCATATTGGTAAATTACCAATCGTAATTGTTATTGGTTTAGTAATGTGAAACACATTTTCATATTCACTTAACAGAATATTGACTGCATTCAAATCAAGAGTGTTCTTGTAATAAGAAGTGTGGTTACCTACTACTGTGTATACAGAGATATCTCGTTCAGCAAGTTTGTCATAATAATTTTTCTTTGCCCAATCGAGTGACCAAAAATCAATCGACTTACGATTGTCAAAGGTATCACCAAGATCAAACACAACAGAGATGTTGTGCTTATCTAAAGTTGGGAAGAATACTTCGTCATAAAATTCTTTCATGTAGTCATGAAAAATCTGACTACCTTTCCTCATACCAAAATGCTGGTCAGTAATAATAGCAACTTTCATCAATACCTCATCTTCTGTTCAAGGGAATTCTTAATCTGCTCGTAGGAAGCTTCACACCCATATTCATCTCCACTGAATACTTCGGTAAACCCAGATTTTTCAATCATCTTATTCTTAATATCAACTTGCTTTTTCTCTTTTTGTATTCGTCTAAGAAAAGCGTAGTAAATAATTTGAGTAAAATAGGCAAATGGATTAGTTGACTTTGCCGGATCAAAATTGTCGATGTAAGTAATACAGTTCTCAATCCCGTCACCGATCATGTCATCCTTAAACATGTAGTTGACAAAGTTTGGTTTGTAAGAAAGATGCTGAGCAATCTTCAAAAAGCATCCACCAATGTACTCACCAACTGGTGGTTTGTCGTCGCCAGTTTTTTGTGCTTCATTTACCTTCTTCTTATACTCAACAATTGCTTGTAAGAAGTCTTTGTTGTTTACGTAATGTTCTTTTTGTCTTGACATTAGATTCTATGTTTTCTTCTCTGTAGATCATAGCACATATTAAGGGGCTTGACAAGACCCTTGGATCTGTGTATAATAACACGGTCAGGGTTCAGAAAACAGCTTTAAATAAGCTTTAATACATACTAAGATTCTTTATTATCCTTAGTATCCATTAAGAATATCTCTTCAAGTAACTCTCTAGCATCATCAATAGATGCTATGAGACCCATATCCTTATTGAGTTCTACTTTACCTTTAGAGTTTTTATAGTTCTTAGATCTACTCTGTTTCTTTTTCTTTTCATTCATTTCCAGTTTTAATAAACTCTCTTTATAGAACTGAACTGGTAAACCTTCTATTTCAGTAATAGTAATAATGTCATTACCTGAAATAAAAAACTCGGTCTCCCTTGCCATCTTCATCCAGTATTTAATTTTCAATCCCTGAATAACACCAGGGATATCTATTTCTTCGACTTCAATGGGATGAGAAATTAAGAGGTAGTCCTCTACAGGATCTGCCTCTTTTACCAAACATAAAATTTCTTCATTTGTTTTTAGTTTTATATTTGCGAAAAATGGTTCCATACTTACGATTTTAGTTTTACATTTATGATCTCGTAATCAAAATTTTCTTGATTGTAGATTTTTACCCTTTCAAATAGATGCTTAAGTGTGTAGTTAGGATTGCTACTATCTTTTGAAGTATCATCTGCTATATCATAAAGAACTGCGGCATTTTTATTATCGCCTTTTCGTAGTACTCTACCAATTGATTGCAGATTTCTTACCCTTGATTTGGAAGGACTTGCAAAGATAATGTTGTGTAAATTTTTAATATTAATTCCAGTAGAGAAAGTTCCGTAACTAGCAATAATAATTGCATTGGATTCTTGTTCGGTAATAGATCGGATTTGCTCCCTATCTTTTACATCAACACCACCGTGTACGAAGAAAACTTTTCTACCCTCTTTAGCACTACTATTTATCAATTCAAAAAGTGGCTCGCCGTGACGCTCCACATAATTAAAAAGAACAAGAGTATTGCCTGCTAGATCTAAAGAAAGATTTTTGATGAAATTATTTCTCTTGGGATGAGACACAAGATAATCTATCTCTTCATGATAACTATCAAATTTTACATGATTGTGTCTTAGAGAAATAATTTTAATTTTTAACCTAGACAAATGACCTTGCTTAATAAGATCGTTTGTATTGGTTATTTTTTGATGAGGACCAAATAGACCTTCTAATACTAATTTATTTGTTTTACTTCCATCCAATGTACCGGTAAACCCTACACGATACTTTGCATGATGAAGCTTAGTTAAAATGTCTGTTAAAGATTTTGCTTTAAACAGATGTGCTTCGTCTCCAACTACTGCAGTAAAATTTTCAAAAAACTTTCTTTTTTGTTTGTATACTGATTGCCATGTGGTGATAGTGATGGGTTTGTCGGAAACCTTTTCAAATCCAGCATATACTTTATGACAATGTTCTTCTGCATCCCAACCATACTCAATAAAGTCTTTATACATTTGTTCTACAAGAGATGTAGTTGGGACTACGATCATAATCTTTTGTCCAGTTTCTTGAAGAAAACGAACAATAGAATAAATCATAAATGATTTCCCAGACCCTGTAGGGGATACGATTAATCTACGCTTTTTTCTAAGTGCTTCGTAAATTGCTTTATATTGATAATCTCTTGCTTTTAATGTTGTAAATTTTTTAACAAAAGATTTTACACCATCTAAAGATACCAACTCATCTTCTTCATTTGCCATGCCGAAAAATTCATTATCAGCATAGTCATAATGATACCCACGTTCTTGGCAAAACTGTTCAATATATTCCCTGAGACCAGCATAAATCTCGCCAGTCCCAGGAGAATACAATCTAATTTTTCCATCCCAATACTTGTTTTTGAAGGCAGGCATAAACTGTGCGCCTTCAACATCAAATGTAAAGTGGTCAGATAATTCGTATGAAATGTGTGGTAAAGTTTTCAGTTGAAGATAAACTTCATTTTTCTTTCGGATAATAACATCACTCATCTATACCTCTTGAATATCGTAACCAATCAATTGCATTCTTAATTTGGAATGATCGATTGTTAATATTATTTAGAATGTCTTTTAATGCCCCTTCTATTTTATCGTAAAGATCCAGTACAGCTTGTGCTTTAATTATTTCTGGATCACCTTTAATATAGATCGGTACTTCAGTCTTGATAATTTTATCGTCGGGTGCAGTTTCTTCTCTACCCATATAGAAACTGTACTTTTGCAAATACAGTCTATTGTATTCGTATTCTTTTTCTTTCTTTAGAAGTTGTATTCTTAAATACTTGTCTAACCATTTGGAATGAAGAAAAGGTATTCTCCTTGCTTCTTCTCCCAAATCATCACCCATAACAGAGTCTTCGTGCCACTCGTCAATAAATTGTTGATAAAGATTCATAGAGTTAATTGTTTGTCAAATTTGTCTAATAATTTAAAATAAGTATATCTAAAAGTTGCAGATGCTGTCAAGTAATTAATAGTGTCTGTATCTGTAGTAAACCGTAATGAACTTAATCCTACAGGAAAAGCATCAAAAAATTTGACCTTGAACGATGTGTTGTAGTTACTGGTTAACACATTCAATACAATATCTACCTGATCTACATTCCAGTTTTCTTGAAATTTTTTATCTACTTGTTTTTGTACAAAATCTCTCCATTGAGTAGATTTTTGCGGGTAAGTAATACCTACCATCCAATCATGAATTAATGCGTAATTTACACATCCTTCATCTACTAAAAAATTTACAGTCAGATCTTCATAATTTAATTTATCTCCGGACAGTTGAATATCATTGTATGGAGTTGCTTGCACTGGATTGTTCATGGAAATACCAGGAATTAGTGCTTCATTACATTGATAGTCAACTTTATCGAATCCAGGTAAATCTAACTTGAATCCTGTAGGTGATAAGAAATTAGCGTTGTAGTCTGACATTAGTCTTAGTATTCACATTTATATTTATAGGCATAAAAAAAGACCCCCGAAGGGGTCCAGTAAAATGTGAATGGATCACATGAGGTTCTTAACAGAAACTCTTCTGTAGTATACGTTAGAACCAACGTTGCCAGCTGCAAGAGGATCTGCATTACTGGTAACATCGGTAGCACCCTTAGCAAATGGGTTCAGGACCATGCCATAGCGGGTCTTGAATCCGATGCGTGGCTGGAAGTCCTCAGCACCAACGCTACGTACCATCTGCAGAGGTACATATGGGCAGTAGAACATACCTGCGTCATAAGGTGAAGTACCCTTATAACCAACAACGTAGTAGTTGTTGCCAGACTGAGATCCTGTACCACCACGGGTAACAGTTGCATATGGGTCAACATATACACGGAAACGACCATTCAGAACACCAGCAAAGGTGTTACCGGTGTCGTCTACTTGGAGGCGGTTGTTGCCTTCCAGAGCAGGGGTGTAATCAAGTACGCCTGCCATTGCCAGTGCCGAAGCAACGTCAGCAGAGCACATGATCATGTTGCCCTTTCCTCTACGAGTCTCTTGTGCAATTTTGTTAGCATCACGCTCGATTTGGAAGAGAAGACCTTTGAACTTCTCAACTGACCAACGACCGTTGGAGTCAACGTCCATGTCGAAAATGCCTTGGTTAGCAGTTTCGATTTCAGCACCACGCTTAGCAGACTTGTAGATGGTACGAACGATTTCTCTGTTGATTTCAGCAAGAATTTCAGCAGAGAGGATGTTTGCCAGCTCCGACTCAGCATCAAGACCGTGGATAGCACGAAGGTCTTGTGCCAGTTCGATGCTGTACGATGCCTTCAGAGCACGGGACTTAGCAGTTACCGAGACTTTCTCGATACCGAATCCCATCTCACGGAAGTCAGGAGTAGCGCCATCGCTATCAAGACCTTCTGCAACATCGGTTCCCATTGCTACGTCAGCGCCATAACGTGCCTGACGAGTTGCTTCGTTATCACCGAAAACGTCGTTAAGAACAGCAGGGTTGTCACCAGTAATGCCAATGTTAGCAGCAGGATCAGTACCAGCAGCACCCGATTGACCTGTCTTGACTTCGTTGTAGAAAGTTTCGGCGCCGTTCTGATCATCATACTTCGCACGCATTGCGAAGATCAGACCAGTAGGACCTGACATTGGTTGTACGCCTGCGAGGTCGTATGCAACCAGATTAGGCATCGAACGACGGATCATCGAGATCAGTACTGGATCGAAACCTGCAACAGGACCTGCTACTGCAGCATCAGAACTGAAACCAGCAATACCAACGCCAGCGCCAGTTGCCGAATTTGAACCTGTTGTAATTGTTGCTTCCGAGAGGATCTGACGCTCTTCGCGTGAAATACGCTCTTGGTTTTCAAGCAGGATCGAAGTGACAGCTTTCTTGTAGTTATCTTCAATTCTTGGAAGATCACCGTGATCAAGAACAGGTGCCCACTTCTCCTGGAGTTGTTGGGAAATACCTAACATTGTTTTCTCCTTAATGGGGGTAGTAAGTGGTTAATTAATTATTTTTCCAACGGGAAATTGCTGCTGCATAAGCAGCCATTGGACCCTCTACGGGCGATGCAACTTCTCCAGTTGCAATGTCTTCCTTCAGTTCAACCTTTGCCTTAGGGAAATAATTTTCCTTGATGGTCTCCAGTTTATTCTTGAAGGACTCTGCGGAATCGTACTCAACGCCTTCTGCAAGAGAAGCAAGCTTCTCTGCTTGGGTTTGTGCAAGACCCTTAGAAACTTCAGCAATCGTTGCCTCTTTTACGAAAGCATTGATTTTGCTGTTGAGTGACATGTTGGTTTCAATCTGCTCATTGAGCTTTGCTTCCATCTCATCTAATTTTTCTGTCATCTCGTCCATAACATTATATTTCTCTTCAGGGAGTTCTACATAATTTTCTTCAAAAAGTTGCTTCATTTTGAGCATCATTGTTTCAGCCATTTCCAGCTTGATGCCATTGTGGAGTTCGATTTCGTTCTCTTTCTTCCACTCTTCAGCAACATATGAGAGGAACTTGTCCATCTTCTCAGCAAGTTCCGACTTAACGGTTTCTACTTGCTCAGAGAGGCGTGCCTCAAATGCTTCTTCAATCTTCTTGGTTTCTTCAGCAATCTTGGACTTGACTGCTGCGGTGAAGATTGTACGTGCTTTTTCTTGGAATTCTTCGGAGAGTTCTTCACCAGTCAGAAGTGCATTAACATCTTCTTCAACGGAGAAGGATTCGGTTTCTGTAGTTTCTGCAACTACTTCACCTTCTACTTCCTCTTCTTCCTTCATCTTCTTAGGTGCGGTATCACCAGCAGAAGCGTGTGCAGTATTCTGATCGCTTACTTTTGATGTACCTTTATTTGCAATCTTGGAAGAATTGTCATCTGCTTTATAGTTCTGGTTGGTAGGACCACCCAGATCTTCTTTAGATGAATCTTGAGGTGCAGGCAGATCTAATTTTTGCATTCCATCTGCTTTACCAGCACCATCAGTTGGCGCCTTCTCTGCAAGAGTTTCTTCTGCGAAAGATTCAAATTTCTGGTCAACTGATGCTGACATGTGCTAGTTCTCCTAATATAGTCTATGTTTTGCTATAATTTATTTATAAATCTATTCCTTTTAAGAATTTGGCAAACGCGGAAACTTTAGTCTCTTGGAGATTGTATAAAGTTGCAGCGTCTATTTCTTTCTTAATTGAATTGATATGGCGTTCTGTAAGAATGCCGTTGTTCCAAACCCACTCCTTTCCTTCCATGATACCTTCAACAAAAGCATCAGGGGCAGAAGGATCTGCTACAATATCAGCAGCAGTAGCAAGCATGAAATCATCACGAACATAACTTGCACCACTTTTTTCAGAAAGTGATCCAACACCTCTGGATGAAACACCAAGGGTTACCCCTTCATCAATTAAAGTTTTTGCAATTCTACCCATAGGGGTATCAAGAAGCTTTGCTTTACCGATGTAATTAGTTCCTTCTTTTACGAGTGAAATAATTTTGTGTGACGCACGGTCAAGATTTACAGTAGGACCTTCTGGGTGACCCAGTTCTCCTAATGCACGATTTTTAGAAATGTATTGTTCATTATACCTATTAACTTCCTTATCCAGGACGTTCATAGGATAAACTCTACCGTTTCTATTTTTAATCTCAGACTGTAAAAAGATTCCTTCGATGAAGTGATTCTTCTCAGAACCATTTCCTTCTACCAGAAATTTTACATCTTCAATCTGTTCCGTTATCAGTTTCATCTTGGGTTTGTTCGGGTTCGGTTTCTAAATCTTTGAACAAATTTGCACCAACTTTCTCTTTTTCAAGAGTAAGAATTTGTGCTGCTTTATTCATAATGATATCTTTGACAGCATCTGAAGCATCAGCAAGCTGATCCCTCATAATCATGTCAACAATTTTATTGGGTTCCATAATTAACCTCGATACTATTTAGTGTTTGAATTTCCTGACGTTTTTGGTGCAGGAGGATTCTTCATTTGGTCTATTTGTGCTCTTTGAGTTTCTAATTCAAGATCAGCAGTTTGCTTCTCTTGGGCAATTTGATCAAGAGGATCAATAACTTGTCCCGCCTTGATCTCATTATTTATCTGTTCTTTCATCTCTTCAATTTCTTTTTCAGTAAACTGAAGGAGTTGACGCATTACATATTCTTGGGAGAAATACTTTCCAACATAAAGATCTAACTTGTCAAGAACTTCCATTTTCCTATCAAGCATATCAAGATCTGCTTTTTCAGAAAAATGATTATCATACAAGAAGTCATATTGAATATGCTCCTTCATTTCTTCCCAATCTTCGGGTGCAATAACACCTTTCAGAATGAGTTGTGTCTTAAGAAGGTCGTGTAAAAGATCAGAGAACTTTTTACGAAGACGACCTACAAATTTTGTAAATTTAATTTCATCTCTATTGATTTCTTCTGACTTACCAAGATCAAAAGATTTGTCACTTTCTAATCTAGAAGGTGGAACATTAAGAGCTTTATATACCTGCGTTTGAAAATACTTAATGTCAGTAAGTTCTCCAAGATTCTGACCACCAGGCAGTGTAGTAATTTCTGTACCACGACCACCTTCACGACGAGGTAACCAGAAATCTTCAAGCATACTCATATGCTTTTTGTCATCACGAACTTCGCCAGTATTAGAATCGTATACTAACTTATTTCTATAACGCGACATAACATCACGTAGATATTGCTCTGCCTTTACCTTTGGAAGATTGCCGACATCAATGTAGAAAATTCTACGTTCGGGTGCTCTTGACAAACGATAGATAACAATGCTGTCCTCAAGCATTCTAAGTTGATTCAGATACTTGATTGCTTTGTGGAGATAACTTAATGTAATGTTTCTACCTTGATCTAAAATACCAGAAGTGACAGATGCGATAGCATCTTTTGCAATTTTAATTCCCTGGTTAGTAGAGTTTATTCCTTTTGCATTGTATACATAAAATTCTGTAACTTTGCCATAATCATATTTGTTAAATTGATCTGCATCAATTGCAGGTTTTTCAACAAGGCGAACTTTTTTAATCTTTAATGGATCAATATATCTTAATTCTAACAATCCTTTTGAAGGGTCTTCTAAATCAATTACTTTGTGATAATATAATCTGCCATCAACATACCAACGCCTAAAAATTTGATGAGCAGATTTATCAAAATCAAGAAGACGTTTTACTTGATTAAACTCTTCTCTAATTCTTTCTTTGATAGATTCTGATACTTCTAAATTTGACAGTTCTACCTCTACTGGACTGTCATCTTTATCTGTAACAATAGCTTCGTTTGTGATATCTTCGATAGCACTATCCACTTCAGGATTAAGTGCCATTTCCCTATAGCGTCTAATGAGATTGATCTCATCACGCTTCTTAGTATCGTCAAGATCTACATAATGACCAAACCACCCCCCATACGGAGTGATGGTAGAGGTGGCATCGTTATCTGTTGGTGGAACAGGGGACGAAGCTGCCCTCGCCCCCTTTTTGAGATCCTCATCCTTAATTGAAAATCCAAATAATTGCGCCATTCCAAATATAAAGTAATTGTACCGTTACTCTATTTATTCAATTAATAATTTAATCAAAATGCTGTAGTAAATTCTCCGTTTCCAGTTTCAAACTCAGCATTTGCTGCATCCAGATACTGGTACTGGAACTCAACATCAAACTCTTCAATCTGATCATTGCTATCGTATGCAAGGTTAATTGCACCAACGCTAGTTGGCCAAGCACCTACGAGTTTGTAAACTCTAAGAACTGCGTTAGGATCCTCAGCACCTGCAGAGAAACCTGCGGAATCAATATTTTTATCAAGTTGTCTTACTGTAAGATCTTTAAAGTAACCACCAAATCTATCACCACCAAATGCCATTGTTCCGAGATTTTCATCAGTCTTGTTACCAAGATTAATCCAGTTTTCAAATGCTGCTCTCAGATCAAAATCAGTGGTGTTGTAGAATGTTGCAGTCCAAGCATCGAATGTTCTATCGCCAGGAATCTTAAGAAAACGACCTCTAAATGGTACTTCAATTAATCCTTGAGTTGCTGCAGGAATTGCAGCAGATCTGCATAAGAATTTAGTCTTAGTCGTTAACTGATTGGTATTTCCAGAAACATTTTGTGGAAATGGAATCTCTACTTGATAGAGATTGGGGCGGACCCCGCCCTGTAATTTAGATTTGAAATCTATGATGTTTGCCATTGTTAGTTGCTCCGGGTAAGTTTATTTTTAAAAATCAATAATATTATCTACCAATAATCTCATCAAAAGATACGCCTGTTCTAGTAGCAGTAAATGTCAGAGTGATGAAGTTGATAGAACGAGCAGGTTGAATATAAATTTCGGCAACAAATTCATTGTTATCAATAACTGCAGGAGTATTGTTTGTGGTGTCACAAATTACTCTGAAATCATAGATACCTCTTCTTGCCTGTACATCACGTAAGAAAGGTTCAACAACAGACTTAAACACGTTTCTTGTTGTTTGATCATTAATTTCAAAGAGTTGTGCTTGTGCAGCTTGCTCAA